CTGCGGCGATAGAATCCTTGGTTTCTCTCACCAGTATAATAAACGTTACCATCACCACGGACATCTGTATTTTGCCATTCATTATCTTTAAGCAAGAAATTACCCTTATCATCCATGGCGGTTGCCATTTCTTTCAACCACGCATGAGCAGCATCGGCACCTTTCATACGCCGAACTGTTCTAAAAGCACCACCGCCGTAAATTTTCCAATCACTGATTGCTTGATTGGTTACAGTTGTGATAACTTGTGTGTTGGCGTTTTTAGTTTCTCGATCAATAATACCAGACCTAAACGTACGATCAAGTTGTTCCATTTCGTCCAGGGCTTTACCCAGCAACTCCTGTGGATATTGATCTAAACCTTCTTCTTTTAGAAACCCTAGAGTTACAGCATTAAGTGCTTTACTGGCAGTAGTTGAGTTTGCAAGAGCGTCAGGATTTTCTTGAAAATAATTAGTCCTATAAGGTACATATTTAGTTAGGGCTTTTTGGCGTGCATCCTCTTGTAGCGCACCAAGGCTTTGGTAATGCGTAAGATAACGTGCTTTAGCAATTTCATTTTCAGGAGCACCTTCAGCTTGAGCTACTTCCAAATTGCCATCAACTTCTTCAATAGCCTCTCGCTCAAGAGCTTCACCCGCGTTCCACTTAAGTTGAGCTGGATTGATAGGTCCGTTGGTTTTACGCCACAGGATACCCTCTTCAATTTCTTTTTGCTCTTTCTTTGCTCTAGCCAGATCAGCAGCTTTTTGAGCAGTAGCACTGAATTTAACAATGCTATCTACAACACTTTCAACTGCTTGTGTTGATTGGGTGTATTCTTTTTGCCGGACTGCTTCATTATATTGAGCTTGTCTGGCTTCATTAGAAACGTTAGTGTCAGCAATCTCAAAGTCACGTCTACGAGCCTTTTCGCCGTAAGCAGCGTCTTCCTTCATTTGTCGGAAGATTCGCTCCTCATTTTGACGTTGAGATTCCCGACGCTCTCTCATTCCTCTGAGAATACGTTCGTTTTCCTCACGCATCCTGCTGATATTTGCAGCACTTACTTGGACCGGTGCGAACCCACGCCCACGTGCTGCGCCTTGAAATTTAGCCATTAGTTTATTTGGACTCGTGGGGAATTAGATGTTTGTGGTTTTGGTCCTGAGAACCTATTATTTGCAAGCATACCAGCAGCGCCGGAGATACCTCCAATAAGAGGCATCAATGGGTTAACACGTTGAGCCGGTGGTACAGCGCCTGGTAGGACTTCAGCAGGTTCAACAAATGTACGTGCTGGTCCCATTTCAGGAGCCATCAATTCAGGCAGGCGGTCAGGTCTCATCATCAGGCTAGCCTTAGCTTGCATGTCTGCACCATACTTTTGTATAGCAAGGTCAGACATTCCACGAAGGAATTCTTGTGTTTGACTTGACATTGAAGCACGGAGAACAGCAAGATCACGTCCTTGTTTAGCAGCTAGGGCTTGCATCGCCTTACCACGTGAGACACCAGCTTGTCCTAGAGCAGCTCGACCTGCCGCTTCTAGGTTTTCTACAAGCATAGTTTCGCCTTCAAAAGCATTTGCAGCTAGAGCTTCGTTATATGATGCTTGATTAGATTCTTTTGCAGCTTGATAGGCAACGTTGTTAAACATTGTCTGCTGACCATAGTTTTCAACCGAGGTTGAATAACCCTTTACATCTTGCAGATACCGGTAGTCTTGGATTTCAGTATCATACTGCCACTGTTTAACAGCAGTTTCGTACTGAAACTCGCGAGCAGCAAAATAATCTTTCTTTTCTGCTTCAAACGATACACGATTGTACTCGTTAGTAATCTTAGCCTGCTTGTTAGCAAGTTCTTGCTGTTTTTTTTGAGCTTTCTTTGCTTCTTTATTTTGTTTAGAAGCGGATCTGGATCCAAAGATGCCGCCAATAATCGAGGCACCAGCAGAAATAGCAGTAAATGGATCAATCTGCATCTCCAAACCAGAGACAGCAAGCTGTTGATCTAGGAGATTTTCTTTTGGATTAAACATTAAGACCTCCTATAATACTTGTTAGAATAGTTACCTTCCCACATCATCGATACTAGCGATACAGGGTATGGAAAATCACTTGTCACTTTAAGTTCAAAATTAGTGTTACGTTGATGGATAGGTAAGGTGAATACTCGTTCCTGTACTACAGGATTAGTATCACCATTGTAATTATTAGCGTCAGCAGTATGCTGTACATCTTTCCACTCGTTAGAGCCAGTTGGTTTTAGTTTAAAACGTAGAGCACCAGTACGACCAACAGACATTTTAACCCTAGCAATAGTCAGAGCAGCTGTATAATCAGCTCCCTGCTCTCTCCTAAGGTAGAACTTAGGCAGTACAGCCTCTAGATTATAACCATAACCAACTACAATACCATCAGCATATCCAGTAAAATTACCTTTAACTTCAAAGTAACGGTAGTTAGTAGAAGGTTCAATACGCTCAATAGCTTTAGCCCAGTAACCTTGATCTGAGTCTAGCTCAGCATCAGTACCATCATCAGCAGTCGGTACTGTAAGGAGCATCACAGCGTCCTTATCGTCGATTGGGGTATAAGGTACGTAAATCTTGGTAATGTCGTTTGTAGAGTCATATACGACTGCATCAACGGACGCGTGAGGCTTAACAGGACGTGTAGTCATATCAAGAGGTACGTTACCAGTAAACTCAGAAGATGTAGCTAGGATGTCACCAGACGGTAGTTCATCCAGCTCAATGGTACCAATGGTGTATTCATCTTCCTGCTGGGATACAACAGTTACAGCGTCGTTGACAATACTTGCAGTTTGTATAGCACCAGGTAGTTCCCACTTTACCCATGCTTGGAATAGATCTTCCTTACCGTTGTTATAGAACCGGTACAAGTATAAGTACTCAGTATCACGGTCAACCATCATAACAACAGAGTTAGGAGGACTAACAGTTAGATCATTTATAGTATCAGGGATCCACTCCAGTACAGCTTTACTAATATCAATTACCACTGGTGTCTGCTCAACGTCACGCAAAGTCATGGTAAACAACTTACTGTAACCAGGTACCCTACTAACAAATGCAGAAGTGGTACCGATGTCTACAGGTTGGATATTAGTAGCCATCTCATAGTTAGACAGCGTACGGATAACAGCAGAGGTAGGTGTCAAAATACTAGCGTCAGTAGCATACACCTGGAACTGTTGACGCTCACTAAACAGCAGGAGACCCTGTGGAGAAGGTAGAACATCAAACAAGGTGACGGGACGTACACTAGATACGTTTAAATCGATAGGGTCTGAATCAACTTGAGTCAATGCAGACTTAGCAAAGAAGTTGTAGTTATCATTAGCAACACCAAAGATAACATTATCCTCAGCTAATACACCAAACCTATTGCTGTAGAAGAATGTAGAGTTAATTTTTTTACCAATAAAAGATGGTTGTGGGTTAGTAACATCATCACCAGTCAACCTGTTTTTATAGGTAATAGGACCAAACGTAAAGGTAGTAGCACCAGTGTTAGCCAGCTCGTGAGGCATGGTGGTATTATCAAGGCCAGGTGATACATCACGTGCAATGGTCTCTTGATAGTAACCGTTACCGTTGGTATTGTTGTATGCTTCAAACTTTACATAATAATCATCTTCTGCTGAATCACTGTTAAGTATTTGTACAGTATGACCATCAAAGGACTCTAGCGGAAGTTTAGAGATATTAACAACACTATCTTGGAATACCTCAATGTTATCATTTAGAAGACCACCAGTACCTGCAATACTAAATGCTACTGGTGTACCGCCAGGGGTGCTGTAATCTGTAACAACACCATTTGATTCGTTTGTTCTACGAATTACAAGACTGTTTGCATAACCTTCCAAGTACCACTTACCATTAAAGTTAGCATTACTTGCGGTGTGCTGATCCTCAATAAGTTCTTTGATAGCATCAATCATGTGATGATTAGGAGAATCATGGCTGCTATCGTACTTCAACATCTGATCAAATGTTGTAGTTGATTGAGGTGTAAACGTTGTAGTCTCACCTTGAATCCCGATTGAATACTGATTAGCATCCAGGGACACAAGTTTAATGGTACCAACAGAATTAGCGACGTACGTACCAGCTGGTTGCATAGCAGCGGAAACAGTTTTGTTGGTAACAATTGTCGTATCTTGAATACTACGGAAGTGGTAGTCATCCTGCTTGGTACCGGTAAGGTAGCTAGTGCCGGTATTAGTTACGGTACAGAAGGTGCCTTCCAAAGCTGTCCACACAAAAATATTGGTACCTTTGATAGCACCGATATAAGAACCAGCTGCTCCACGGTCAATGAAAAACCATGCTGCATCTGCTAGCTCAGACTTGCTAAACGCAGTACCATCAGCCTTCTTCAGCACGTTAATGTGCTTCATACCAGGACGCTTCAGCAGACCAAATGTAGGATCAGGATAACCGTTGACACACTCAGTCAACTGGTTAAGTAGTTTCTTGTCGTCAGTTTGGCGGGATACACCACCAAGAAAATTAGGGATCTGTTGTGTTACTGCTGGCATTAGCGTTGCAAGGTATGGAACGGTTTATAGCTATTGTAATAGTTCTCCCCTTGAGGTTCACCAAAGAAGGAGAAGTCACCCTGATTACACTCATACTCCATAGCCATAGCCCGTGCAAATGCTTCCTTCTGTTGGAGTATCTGATATTGGTTGGGATCACCCATGGTACGGCTAGAGAAGATAGCAGCAGCTCGTGCTACAATAAATGCTTGAATAGGATCAGGAATAAACTCCCACTCAAAATACCACAGAATATCAGCATATACACTGTCATCCCATTGGTCGGTATGTTTGATACGGTCGTAAAGTTTACCATTACGGTTAACGGTGTCATATTGCCGGTTATTAAATCTCTTGGAGGAGATGTTTAAATCTACCTGCAACATGCTATCTGCAATAAGAATGTTTTTGTTAGAGTCAGGTGTAAGTTCATAATCAAATTCTTTATTGAAAGTCCATCCTTCGCTCTGTACTTCACGCGACACCTCTCTCAAGGTGTTGAGTGCAATCGCAACGTCCGGGTTGGGTTGGGTTTCAACTCTGGTTGTAACTTCATTACGAGTCAATGTACGTTTAGCTACAGTCTGTGAGATGTTCAGAGTGTAGTCATACGTAACAGGATTAGTTGCAGGCGTGGCTTGCACACCAGCTACTGCAATAGAGGTACCATCAGTAACACCATTACCACCAATATAAGTACCAACAGGGATGTTAGCAGTTTCAGTAGTAAGTGTAGTGCCTGAAATGGAACCAGTGAATCGAGAGACTTCGTTGATAATGAGAGTTTCTTCAGTTGTCAACGTGGTAACAGGAGCCTGACCAACTGACGCCAGGATCTGATTAACGGCTTTAAGTTCAGTGGAGCCAGTAGATAGGTAAGGCATAATTGCAAATGAGTATTATTCTCAATAAAGAATTAAAAAAAAGGAGCCCCCAAAGAGGCTCCCGTATAACCGCAATCAGAAGGCGGCAGGCTTGGTAGCAGTACCAGCAAACAGTTCCACACAGGCGGCGGGGTTCAGGTAGTCGGCACCCATAGCGAGGCGTCCCAGGATAACGTCACCCTGGTAGATGGTAGAAACGTCGCCACTGGTGACTTGCACCTGAGGAGCGATAGCTTCCACACAGCCAGCACCTTCGCGTTGGAAGATGAGACCACAGCTGTTAGCAAATTCGGTTTCTTCACCGTACTCGTTGTTGATACCGGTAACATCGTTAGCAGCATCTTCAATAGCTTCAGACACGAAGGAACCGGTGTTACCAGGATCGGTAATACCGGGGTTCGTGGCAGAACCACTACCATACTTGGTACCGTACTGAGAGAAGAACGGAATGTTCATAGACTTGAAGATCTTGATACCGGCGATCTCCACCACGCCGTTTCCACCCTGCAGGGCAGAACCTTGGACATCACGGTTCACCAGTCCGTTAGAACCGATGTCTTGGATCAGTGCATAGTACTGACGGGGGTTCAGGACACCCACACGTCCATCTTGAGACACACCTTTTTCATCAAGTGCAGCAGCTGCATCATAGAACGCGGTCACCAGCTTACCAGCATCATAGGCATCAGAAGCAGCGGTACCAGAGGAACCGACGCGAACCTGAGTACCACCCGGCTCAACATAGCCAGACTTGGTAATCGGAGAAGCAGCACGTGCACCACGAGTCAGGGCACGGAAGATTAGACGGTCATACTTTTGAGCAAGAGCGTAACCGATCTTACGGCTGATCTCAGAACGCATGTCATAGTGAGACAGGGTTTCGTCGAGATCATACAGGAAAGCAGAGCTGATCAGCAGGTCATCAACCGTGATCGTCTTCTCGGCCACCGGAGGTGCACCGTTGCTGTCACCCAGGATGCTGTTACCAGGAGTATGGAATTCAGCCTTGGTGTGACCGGTGTAGATGAACTGAAGAGATTTGCCGTTCTGAAGAGTACGGCGCATAACCAGATCACGGGCAATCGCGTTATGCTGGAATCCTTTGAACATCTCGCCGGAAAACAGCTTCAGATAAAGAGCGCGGGCGTCACCCGTCGCGTTAGATTGACCCGGGCGCGTAAGTTGCGCGGGGTTAGTAGAAGATTGAAAAGCCATTGTATAAAGTTAAATTTTATTTAAACAAGCTTCAAACGTTTGAAAAAAATTTTGTGGTCTATTCCCACCGTCTAGACGGCTAGAGGTATCGGCGTACCGGCTCTAACCAATAACTGAAGGGAGGAATCGAACCTCCCACTGAGTCACCAGATCAGTTCAGAACAGTTTTTTTGTAAGCAGTTCCGCGATAGCAAAGAGCGACTTCTTTTTCCTTACGGACAAATTTCTTTTGCTCTTTGATGATGTAACGCTTCTCAAGATCAGACATAGTTCGTACAAGATAAACTTAAGCCCCGTTCCATGCTTAAGCAACATGCGTCCTAATAGGATGAACGTACGAAATGTAGTTAGTTAAAGTGCATTACCACGTGGTAGCACTTCTTCTGGAAAAATAAAGTTCTCGTGAGGTTGATCAGCAGGCGCAAGCCATGCTCTTAAACCTTCATTCAATAAGATGTTCTTGGTGTAAAAAGTTTCATACTCA